GCTAACGGCCCCGGCCTAAAGATTTTATTAGACTGTGGCATTTATATGGAGCAAGTATGAAGAAGGTAGGAATAACGTGTTCAACATTTGATCTGCTACATGCAGGTCACGTATCCATGTTAAGAGAAGCAAAGACTGCATGTGATTATCTAATCTGTGCACTTCAAGTTGATCCGTCAGTAGATAGACCAGAGAAGAATAAGCCAGTCCAAAACATAGTAGAGAGACAAGCACAGTTATCTGCTATCAAATATGTAGATGAAATCCTAGTATATAATACCGAAGAAGAGCTATTAGATATTCTTGGTATGTATCAAATCCATGTTAAGATTATGGGTGAAGAATACAGGGATAAAGAGTTTACAGGTAAGGACTTGTGTCGACAAAGAGACATAGAGTTCTATTTCAACAAACGTGACCATAGATTTTCAACATCAGATTTGAGAAAAAGAGTTGCAGAAAACACTTTACATTCACAGTAAAATGTGTTATAATATACTTAATAATTAAAAGAGGAGAACATATGCCAAGTATTGATTTACGTCCGAAGCCTAATAGGAATTCAAAGGACAAACGACCACCAAAGGAAATTCCTTTCGATGTAGCTCTTAGAAAGTTCAAGAAAGCAGTTGAACGGTCTGGGGTCTTACAGAAAGTAAGAGAGAAAGAATTTTATGAAAAGCCTACGTCTAAGCGTAAGCGTAAAAAGGCAGAAGCCAAAGCAAGAACCAAGAGAGAGATGCGAATGTCAGCAACCTTTCAACCTAAGAGGAAATACTAATATGTCTATAATGGATAAACTTAAAAAGAATTCAAAGATCAAAACTACGGCTGTACTAGCTGATAGTATCTTCTTTGGTGAGAAAACCATGGTGCAAACAGAAGTACCTATGATTAATGTGGCACTCTCGGGTGACCCACAAGGTGGACTCACATCCGGACTTACGGTATTAGCAGGGCCGTCTAAACACTTTAAAACTTCATTTGCCCTACTAATGGCTGGTGCATATCTTAAAGAACATAAAGATGCAGTGTTGTTATTCTATGATTCCGAGTTTGGTTCACCACAGTCATACTTTGAAGCATTCGGTATTGATACCACACGTGTACTACACACACCGATTACTGATGTAGAACAACTAAAGTTTGACCTAGTTAATCAGTTAGATGAAATTGAACGTAAAGATAAAGTCATTATCATCATTGATTCTATCGGTAACCTTGCTTCTAAGAAAGAATTAGAAGACGCCTTGAATGAGAAATCAGTTGCTGATATGTCTCGTGCCAAAGCTATCAAGGGTCTATTCCGTATGGTTACACCTTACTTGACTATGAAAGATGTGTCATTACTGGCAGTCAATCATACATATCAAGAAATGGGATTATTCCCTAAAGCTATTGTATCAGGTGGTACTGGTATCTACTACTCAGCAGATAATATCTGGATTCTGGGCCGTAGACAGAACAAGAAAGGAATGGAAGTTACAGGTTATGATTTTGTTATTAATGTTGAAAAGTCAAGAATGGTTAAAGAAAAATCTAAGATTCCCGTATCGGTTTCTTGGGATGGTGGTGTTGAACGTAACAGTGGTCTTCTTGATATTGCTATCGCCGGTGGTTTTGTGTTTAAACCTTCTAACGGTTGGTATCAAATTGTTAATCAGGAAACTGGTGAACTAGTAGATCCTAAAGTCAGAGAGAAGGATACTAAGACTGATGATTTCTGGAAACCTATTCTAGGCACAGAGAAGTTCCGAGATTTTCTAATCAAGCAATACCAGATCGGACACAAGTCTTTGATTGACTTTGATCCTGAAATAGAGTACACAGACTAATGCAGAATACTATTAGTGCTAATCATTACACATTTGTTGAAAATGAATCATCCGAATTTTACGGAGTCAAGTTTAGAAACGACTCCCCTTATTCGGGTGTGGTAGTAGTATATGGAACGGTCTCTATTAAAGAGTCACAAGAGCTTGATATAGCAACTCTATCATTCACATTTAATATTCAAGATGCTGGCCCGAGAAACATAGATGAATTAGAAGCATCAGAAGAGTTTAAAAACTATTTAGGTGATGTTCTAGGTACAATAATTAGTGAGGAAAATAATGGACATATCGAATCAGCTGCCGACGCACATACTGAATCATCTCCTCAATAATGAGGCATATTGTAGAAGGGTAATACCTTATCTGCAAAAAGAGTACTTTGAGGGTACTCACGCTACAGTATTTGATCTTATAGTTAAGTTTGTTGCTAAGAGTAATAAGTTACCTACGGGCAAAGTTCTTGACCTAGAGTTGAGAAAGATTCAAGCTCCCGATGATGTTCTTAATAATGCAGCCAAGTTAGTTACTGAGATAAACTTCAAGTCGGATATAGATACCGATTACATGATTGCAGAGACTGAGAAATGGTGCAGAGATCGAGCAGTATACAATGCAATTATGGATTCCATACAGATTATTGATGGTAAGAGTCAAGATCAAAGTGAAGGTGCTATACCAGAGATACTATCTAAAGCATTAGGTGTATCATTTGATCAGGCCATTGGTCACGATTACATAGATAATTCTGACGACCGTTTCGAGTTCTATAATAGAACCGAAGAAAGAGTACCATTTGACTTGGACTATTTCAACAAGATTACCAAGGGTGGTTTACCCAATAAGACCTTGAATATCTGCCTAGCAGGTACAGGCGTGGGTAAATCCCTTTTCATGTGTCATTGTGCAGCATCTGTCCTACAACAAGGTAAGAATGTATTGTATATAACCATGGAAATGGCCGAAGAAAAGATTGCAGAACGTATTGATGCTAATCTTATGGACTTACCAATACAACAGTTAGAAACCCTACCGAAGAATGTCTTTGATACCAAGATACAAAAGATAGCCCAGGCATCTATCGGTAAACTAATCATTAAAGAATACCCAACTGGCTCTGCTCACACAGGACACTTTAGGGCATTACTTAATGAATTAAAGCTTAAGAAAGACTTTAAGCCTGATATGATTTATATCGACTACCTAAACATATGCTCATCGAGTCGTATGAAGGGGATGGGTGGCGCTATAAATAGTTATACCTATATCAAAGCCATTGCAGAAGAAATGCGTGGTCTTGCTGTAGAGTTTAATGTTCCCATTCTTTCGGCAACACAGACTACTAGGTCAGGATTTAGTAATACTGATGTCGGACTTGAGGACACTTCGGAATCATTTGGATTGCCAGCAACGGCTGATCTTATGTTTGCTCTTATATCTACAGAGGAACTAGAAGAATTAGGCCAATTGATGGTGAAACAGTTGAAGAACCGATATAACGATCCAACCACATACAAGAGATTTGTTATTGGTGTAGATCGTTCCCGCATGAAGTTATATGATGTTGAAGAATCTGCTCAAACCGATATAATGGGTGACAGCAGTTCTATCCCCGATAAACCAATTGCAACGTGGGGTGATAGGGAAAACAAAGACACGTTTGCAGATTTCAAAATATAGGAGCTATATATGAATATAATGACAGACTGGGTAAAAGATAGACTACCCGAAAGAACCACATGGGACGGAGCTACTTTAATCGCTGTATGCGGTGGGGTAATTCTATTTGGAGGAATCGCTAAACTACTTGCTTGGGCAGGACTAGCTTGGGGAATCTACACTTTGGTACGCAAGGAAGGCTAGAATTATAACATGATGAATGTGAAACTTATATCATATAGTCAACCTCCTGCAGGCAGTGAGTTATCAGACGACCTCCTGCAGATGGTTGCATACTGTGCTAGGGTATCAAACCCCGGCAACCAAATCAACGAAGCTACTTCTGAGAAGCTCGTTAAATATCTAATCAAACATCAACATTGGTCTCCATTAGAGATGGTCAGTGCATGTTTAGAAATAGACACTACAAGAGATATCGGTCGGCAGTTACTAAGACACCGTTCGTTCTCTTTCCAAGAATTCTCTCAGAGATATGCAGATCCAACTAAGGATATGTCGTTTGTCCGAAGAGGTGCTAGATTACAGGACCCTAAGAATCGACAGAACAGTATTGATGCTGCATCACAGGTTGTACAAGACCTATGGGATATTAAACAACAAGAAGTAATCAATAAAGCTAGAGAAGTTTATGAGTGGGCTATTAAAGAAGGTATCGCTAAAGAACAGGCAAGGTCTGTATTACCTGAGGGTAACACTATGTCTCGCTTGTATGTTAACGGCACACTTCGTTCTTGGATTCATTACATTCAACTGCGTGCAGAGAATGGTACACAACAAGAACATATGGACATTGCAAAAGCAGTAGGGAAAGTTATCTATGAGATATTCCCTCTTGACGATATTATCTAAAAGAAATGTCGTGCTCATAGCTCAATTGGATAGAGCAACAGCCTTCTAAGCTGTAGGTTCCAGGTTCAAGTCCTGGTGGGCACACCAAATTTATAACAGCATTGGAGAAAAATGATGCGATACTTGGACTACCGATTCTCAATAACGAGAGAAGGTTTAAAACTAGATGATAAAGGTGAACCAGATCTTACACATCAAGTGCAATTAAGCAATACAGGACTTGAAGTGGGTGATTCATTTACCCTAGAACTAGACGAAGATAACTGCATGTTCTTTAAGAAGAACGGCCCAATACAAACGGAGTTAAACTTTTATGAAGAAAGATAGATTTGATTTAGAAGCTGCGATTATGGAAGCGTGGTCAACGTCAGAAGATATTGATTTGATATATCATAACACAGATAATTTGGATTTAACATCCGAAGATTGCGATACTATTCAGAACCAGTTATTAGGTTTAAAGTATATTGCTGATCTTAGGTTCCAAAAGGTGTGGGATACATTTGAATCACTTGTAAGTAATGGATGCACGTGTGTGCACTGTGACTGCTCGAGTGATTGAACCAATAAAACATATTCAAGCTATTGAGACTACTCCGGCATATCATGTAGAACAATCTAAAGAAGCTGTTATAAAAGCAGTAGTACGGATAAATGATACGCATCAACAGGAGACTTTGTATACATATAATAGAAGGGGACAACTAATTAGTTCAGTTGTCCATAAACACAGGATTGGTATAGCATAAGAGGCAAGAGCCATGGCATACTCCGATAAAGTTTTAGATCATTATGAAAATCCGCGCAATGTTGGTACTATGGATGATGCTAATTCTAATGTAGGAACTGGCATGGTTGGTGCTCCGGCTTGTGGTGATGTAATGAGGCTGCAGATATTAGTAGATGATAGTGGGATCATAACCGATGCAAAATTTAAAACATACGGGTGTGGTTCAGCTATTGCTTCTAGTAGTTTGCTCACTGAGTGGGTTAAGGGAAGAACCCTTGAATCTGCATACACTATAAGAAATACCCACATAGCCGAAGAGTTGGCCCTGCCACCAGTGAAGATTCACTGTTCGGTTCTGGCTGAAGATGCTATTAAAACTGCAATAGATAACTATAGAGAAAAACAATGATTACACTAACAGACTCTGCGCTACAACAAGTCGCCAAGCATTTAGAAAAGAGAGCAAATACTCTAGGTGTTCGACTGGGTGTAAAAAGCTCTGGATGTAATGGTTTCTCTTATGTATTAGAATTTGTCGATAAACCAACAGCTGATGATACCGTAATTACAGCTGGTGATGTAACCATAGTACTCGATTCTAAGAGTGCTGTAGTATTAGACGGCACTGAGCTAGACTATACCCGACAAGGGTTGAATGAGGGGTTTGAGTTTAAGAACCCTAACGTCACCGCAGAATGTGGTTGTGGAGAGAGTTTCACAGTATAAAGCTCAGTTATAGTCAATATAACTAAAATAAATGAAAATAAATGCAGAAAAGGGTTGACAAAGGTGTTAAGCCGTAGTATAATATACCTATATTAAATGATAAGGACTTATATTATGAACGACTTAATTGAAAAGACTAACGAACTACTACTAACTATGCAAAATCAACTACATGATCAGTTTGAACATGCACGCGATGAGACATATACCTTTGAAGAAGGTAGGAACTATTTGAAGTTGGTCAGGTCCAGAGACGGCAGATCATCTGTAGTAGGGTTTGTAGTTAAGAAGTCTCCAAAATACATTGATAATAAGACCAATCAACCTTTCCAAATTGGAGATATGTTGATGGCAGCAGGATGGAATAAACCTGCTACTAACTTTGCTCGAGGAAATGTCTTCGATCTAAATGTTAATAATGTACGTTGGACAGGAGTATAAATTCTGCCCAGACTCCTTCGGGGGCCTAAGTGGCAGTCGTCACCTACCGGACGAACTAAAGCGGTAGGGGTTGGTGTCCGAACACCTATACGGAAATGAAGAAGTCCGTGAAATAGAGGGAAGAGTCCGGGGTGAGGTTGGTAACCTGACCCCCTCCAAATAACCGATAATGAACCACCCCGGACTCAACTTATTATGGAACAATATGAATAGTTATATAGGATCACTTAGATACGACCCCACAGGCCGTAAAAGAAAATCCCCCGGCCTTAAAACTAAGCGCAAACTAAAACCAGAATTTAAACCCTTAGTTATAGAAAAGACTCTTGCTGAAAAACAGATGGATGCATTTAATGCTAAATACCCATCCTTTAGTGGTAGTACTAAGTACCACACAGCAGAAGACCAATCTTGGAAACAAGAAGCATCTAAGAATTTTACTGTTGCCCCTGCATATAATAAAGGTGCATATCAAGTAATACCATCGACAGATATTAAACACATTGGTAAATAAGTGTTGACAAACTCGCAATACCATAGTATAATAA